TTATGCGTGATTGAGATAGCTGACATTGTTAGTGATTACTTCTTGCATTTCATCTAAGAGCTTCTTGTTTTTCTTAGACCTAGAGCCATACAATCTAGCGCTAAAGACGGTTATAATTTCTAAAACATCTTTGGCTAATTCTTCTTCAAACCTCACATTTTCATCGCCCTTATTGATGATAACCACTTCTACTTCTTTAGCTTCACAAATACTGAATACCAATTCGGCTCCAAAGCGTAATAATCTGTCTTTATGCGTTAATACAAGGCGTTTGACTTGATTGTCTAAGATTAAGTTTAAAAGCTTGGTTAAGCCTTTTTTATAGTAGTTCATGCCACTCCCTAAATCTTGTATCACTTCATAGTTAAAGCCGCATTTAGCGCAATAAAGCTCTAAAACTTGAACTTGTCTGATTAAGTCATCTTGTTGGTCATGCGAGCTTACTCTAGCATAAGCTATTGTTTTTAATTCATCTTGATTAAAGACTACGCTTCTATTGATACGCCTTAAACTTTCTAACTTGTAACGCCTTTCACCGCCTTTAGTGAGTTCATCAGGTTTTAACAAATCTTTTTTATCCCAATTGCGTAAGGTTTGGATAGTTACACCCAAAATCTTACTCGCTTGACCGATGGATAGCATTCTTTTATTCATGCGAGCAGTATAACACAAAACTTAATAACCTATACAAAAATTATAGTGTTTTATGGATTATTATAGGATTTTAGTTGCTGTTTGTAGCCCCTATCGCTCCCGCGCCCTGTGATGCTCTTAAAAGGGCTTTTCACCCAACTGGCTTCCTGGATTTCAAAACCTAATTCAATACCAATATTTTTATTATTGCTAATACTGTTAAAATTGATATTATTCAAACTCTCTAACATTTTTAACTCCTCTTTAGAATCTCGTCATCACGCTTTGATTTCTAGCATTCGCGCTAGAACTCACACCATTACCTTTCACTTCTTTAGGCAAATTTCTCTCTTCCTCTCTAGCATAAGCTTTTCCCTCTTGCATATTTTCGCCTTGTGCAGCTTTCAACAGGTCATAAATCGATTGAAAAAATTCTACCCCGTCTAACTTGTCAATTTCTCTTTTATACTTTTGAGGCAATTCCTCGTTGTAAAAATCCACCAACTCGTTAAAGTCAATGTTTTCGTCTTTGTGTTTTTCTAAAAACTCCGCCTTAGCTTCTTCTATTTCTTGACTCTTTTTAGAGGTTTCAATTTCTTCGCTTAAGGCTACTGCCTTGTTAATCTTTTTGGATATATTGTCGTTCAAATAGTTATTTTGCTCCACTAAAACGGATCGGTAAAAATCCACTTTATTATTAAAAAACAAATCTTCTAATTTCTCATCTGTTTTTTCTGCCATGTGTTTTGCAAAATCGTTTTCTAAACTCGCTTCAGCCTGCGCGATTTCCCTCTTTAAGGTCTCAAGCTCAATTTCTTTATCTCTTATTGCCATTATTTCTATTCCCCTTGTAGTTAAGTTCAAAAAATAATACCTTAAAAAAGCGGTGTTTTTAAGGGGTATTTTTTTGTAACCCTATTTTTTGTTTTCCGTTATGGTATTATTCTTTTGTTATTAGTTCTAATTAACAATTTTTGCGATTCCTCTTTAAAGTTCGTCTCATTTCTTTTTAAAGGGGCGTCTCTTTTTTCAAACTCTAACCACTTTACTAAAATGTATGTCTTTAGAATACATAGAGTTCAAATAGTTCGCTAAATTGTTTTTAGCCAGTTTTAAAAACTGTTTGTAATTGGCTATCAAATAATGATTCCCTTCATTAGTGGGTATTTCTAAAATATTGATCAACACGCTATAAACAAGCGCTTCTAAACAGACTCTAGGCATGCTAACGCTTTCTAAAATATTATTCACATCATTGTAGCTGAAATACACCACCTCTAATTCACCGTCCTTAAAAGGCGTAACGCTCAACTTATCGCCTAAGATCAAAAGCTCTAGCGCGCCGTTATCCTTCATTATGCTAGTCCTTTCTTTAAGCTCTTTAGTATTGAATTTCGCGCTCTCTATACCTAAAAGGTTATAAATTTTCAAAAACGGATTCTCTGCGTCTAAAACTTGCCTTACTAGTTGTCGGTTCAACCTGAATTCTAGCGTGAGGTTTAGAATCGCTTGGTTCAAACTATCGATCAAAACGCTGTCGCTAAACATGCAATTGTCTGTGTGTCTATCGTTCAATCTCGCTCTGACTTTACTCAAAATTTCGCTAACTTCTATCATTTGTTTTCAAACCTCATGTCTAATAACTCGCTTTCTTTCTCTTTGAAAAAAGGCGGCTCCAAATAGTAAAATCCTTTTTCTATGTTCTTGTCATAGATTTTCAAAAATTCTTTCACTAGCTCTTTCTGATCTTTATCTTGCGGTTCTTTTTTAAAAAGAAAGTAATTGTTTAAGTTCATAATATTCAAGCGTGAAAAGTTTAAATTTTTAGGGTAATCTTGCATTTCCAAAACGCTCTCGCCCCTACAAACTCCAAATTTAACCCCGTTAAACTCGTAGTAATTACTTGTTGTGAATTCTAGCTTTTGCGTGGTGTTTTGCTCGTGGATTTCTTTCTGGTAAATAAGCTCATCGTGCTTATTAAAAGCTTTTAAAAGGCCGTTCGTTTTAAAAGCCACTAACCGCATCATTTCAAGCCTTTCACTTTAGCAAACAAGCGCACGGCGTAGTAAATCAAAACCGCTTTAAACACGCAAAACGCTTTGACTTCAAGCATGCTTTCTAAAAACAGATCATCGCATTCTTTGCGTGTGTTAATAAAAAAATCTTGCGGTCTAGGAACTACACCATTCAAAACATCACACATGTAGTCATGCAATATCGCGCATTTCAAACCGCTCCCGTATCGTGGTATCACGAAACTAAAACCCATGTTTGTAAGCCATCGCTAGAAAAACCGCTCGGTATGATTAGCTTTTTAGAATGATCGTTTTTGAGGTAGTATTCAAACCCTTCAACAAGCCTCAAACTCTTGCCGTCATTACTAAACTCAGCCACGATGGCCTCGCTAAACTTCCTCATGTCAAGTATTCTTTAATTACAAATTTTTCTAATTCTTCTAAACTATTGATAGCGTTCAGGCGTTCTTTTTCTCTGCCATAGAATATGATCAAATTTTGCTTAAACTTCAAAGCTTCTTGTGAGAGTTTCAAAATTTGCGCTTTCGTGTGGTTCTTATAAGTTTTGTTTCCTAAAACACCGTTAGACACTTCAGCGCACCTAAAAACTGAATCAATGTTCGCTACAACTAGCGCCTACAAGTTAGCTTGATCTTCTAAAGTCAAATCGTAAGCATGCAAATTCCCTAAAACGCTGCTTCTAAAATCTTTTAAGATTTTTTCTCTACAGATAGCGTTAATTTCTTTTTCTAGTTCTTGCTTTTTCTTTTTGAGCGTAATTTCTTTGAGTTTTTCTAAAACCTGTTCTTTAGCCGGCGTTTCGGTTTCGCTTATGATGTTAAGGTGTATCGCGTTATCAATAACTTCAAAACTCCCGCTAAAACCCATTTCATCAAAAACAAACCCTAAATATTCTTTAAATTCGCATGCGTTTTCTAAAATCATTTTTTAAACTCCTTATCTTGTTGTTGTTGTTGTATCGTTCAAATCTTGCGTGATCGTTGTAGCATTATTAAAATTAGATCCATTAGATACCTTGCTTATAATCGTATCGTTAGGTAGTTCTCTAATGCTTGTAATGATCGCTTCATTGAAATAATTAATGTTCCCGTAAAAATAACCATGATACAAACCTAAAACACCGCTAACATTTTCCACTAAAAGTTTTTTATAATAAATTTGTGATACATACTTATTCGTGATTTTTTGAATGCTTTCTTTCAAAAAGCCTTCGTTCGTTTTCAGTCCAAAAATTGGATTTTTTTCTACAATTTTCGCGCTTATAAATTGAAAAAATACCTCTATTTCGTATTTCTTGCTTTTTTCTAGCGCATAATCGCTTAAATCCTTGATCTTCTGCTCCCATCCGCCATTGATATAAATAACATTCCTAATATAATACGCGCCCACAAACAAGCCGCTAAATTTCGGCTTTAGAGTTTCTAAAAGTTCGTTAAATGCGGTTTTTTTCGCTTCTGTAATCTCGCTTGTGGCTTGTTGCTTTTGTTGCGTGATATTGTTTAAAACTTCTTGCTTATTGGTGTTAATTTGCGTTGTAGCGCTTTCTTTCGCTTCGGTAATGTTATTTATCGCTTGCGTTTTATCAGCGTTTATTTGAGTGGTAGTGCTTTCTTTAGCTTGATTTAAAAAGACTTGATAACTCGTTAAAAGCCTGGTAGCGGTTTCTATCAATTGATTTTCTAGCGTTTTAATCTCGCTTTTGATGTTCTCGGTGTTAGCGTTTAGTATAGCGGTTACTTCCTGCTCATTAGCTCGCATGCTTGCGTTAAAATCAGTGAAATAGCTTTCATACTCTCGCATTTTAATTTGTAATCCATTGCTTGAATTTTCTAACCATTTAAGGATCCCTCTCAATCTCTCATCAATTTCATTGGCTTTTTGAAAAAAATCCATGCCCGTTATAACTTCTAAAATCCTTTTCACTCCCTTAAGGCTTAAATTAACCTGCTCTTTCCATAATGTAGCGTTGTTTAAAGCGTTTTCAAGCTCTCTTAATAACTCGCTTGTGATTTCTTTAAATGCTGGTTTTTCTTTAGTAGTGATTTCTGGGCTCGGTGGATTAGGGTAATTCATTTTTTATCTCCTTGTAAAAACTTCTCATGAGCGTTAAACTTTTTTTCTAGCTCTGGCAATAGATCCAGTAATTCCCTGCTCTCCTTACTGCTTTTGCCGCTTTCAATGCCATATTTAATAAAATCAAAAATATTGATTTGATGAATAGGTTTACTCGTTCCTGAAAAAATATCGGCTGCGTTTTCTATCATTCGGTCTTTAGCTTTTGTCAAAAACTCATAAAACTGCGCGCTAGGGTTTTCAAGGCGCAAAAAGCGCGCAAAAGAACTTCCTAATAATTCGCTTATCACGCTGTGGTAAACATCCTTATTTTCTTTAATAAAAGCATTCATGCCGTTTTCATCTGTGCTATTCACTAAGTAGTTAATATCATTCACTAACTTGCTGAAATTATCGGCTCTGCTACCGCTTTCAAGCATTTTAGCGCTAGTGTCTAGTGCATCGGTTAAATAGGGTGAAATAGTGAATTTTTTAAACATGGTGTCGTTATTGAGATTGTGAAAATTCGCGCTGTTATAGGCAAACATTTCCTTAAACGCCTTAAACTGCTCTCTGTCTAGGTTTTTATAAGCGTTATCAAACACTTCTAAAAAGCTGTTATTAGGGGTGTTTCTGGCGTAATGGCTCAAAAGGGCTATGTTAGCGTTTTCTACTTGGGTATGACTTGGGATTTTAGCGTCTTTCTCTAACGCTCTTGCAACCTGATTAGCTAAATTCTCCACGCTGTCGCTTTCAAATTTAGGCGCTAAATGCTTTAATTTGTCGTTATAGCTGCTCATCGCGCTTAAAAGCGTATCGCTGAAGCTGTTGGCTCGGTTTTCGTTAGATTTGCTCGCTAATTTAAAAATCTCTTTGTCGTTTAATTCCTGCTCTGGCATTCGCACTAAAAGCTCATTAGGTTTTAATCTAATGTTGAAGTTCTCTTTAAGCGCTTGTTCGTATTTTTTTCGGCTTTCTGCGTTAAAGTTTAGCATCCCTTGTATCCTGTGGTTTCCTGCGATAATCTGGCCGTCCTGTAAGATAATGGGCAAATCATCAAAACCCCCTCGCCCTATAATCAATTTAGGATCAAAGCGCTCGGCTATCTCTTCTACTTTCTTACTATCCACTGCGGTGCGTGTTTGCGTGCCTGTGTTTTTGAAATTGGGCTTTAAATCGCTCTTATTGACGATAACAAATTTTAAAGGATGAATTTCATCATCGTTTAAGCTAACGCTCGTTTTAGGGGCGTTTTCTGGCTCTTTAAAGGGTATATTTTCACTTTTTGGGATTTCTCTGTCTAATTCGCTTTTACCTAGCGTGGCGTTTCTTTGCGCTCTGATTTTATCTCTCAATTCGGCTTCTTCTTTATCTTTAATCTTTTGGGCGCGTTCTTTTTCTGCTTTAGCTAATCTTTCGCTTTCTAGTTTCTTTTGTTTCTCTAGTTGGCTTTTTTCTAATATAGATAAGGGCGGTTCTTGACTTGTTAGGCTTTCTTTAGTAGAATTGTTTTCATTAAGGTTTAAGACACTATAGTTGCTATTGTCTTTGTAATCGTTAGAAAGTGGCGGTTTGGTTTCTAACTCCCTTAAGACTTTTTCATCTCTCTCATAGCTAGTAACCACAAAATGATTATTTAGGTTGTTATTGTCCCATGTGTTTTTTAGCCCTACTTTTATATGATTTAACTCAACGCTAACGCGCCCTAAATCGTCTTTAAACAATGTTCCGTTCTCAATGACTTCAGGGATAGATTTCAATAACTCATCGGTTCTTTCTTTGATTTGCTCTGATTTTAATCCTAGTCTTGTGTATTGTTTTTCTCGCTTTTCTAATATATGCGCTAATCCATAGCCATCTTTGCCATCCTTGCCCCACACAAAATCAATCCCTCCTAAATCGTCCCTAAACGCTGCGCCTGCAACTTGTCCATTTTTCTCCTGTAATAACTTTTCTAACGCTTCTTTTGGCTTTAAAACAGATTCTGCATAATTCTTACCGAATTGTTTTAAGGGCGTTATAGCGTCTTGTAATTTGCGGAGTTTTTCGGCGTTGGCTTGTTCGCTTAAAGGCACTTGATTTTTTAGCGCGTTTGTGGTAGGATTAGGTTCAGTGAGTTTAGAGGGTTCCAACCCTACCTCTTGTAATTGGGCTATAGGGCGGAATGGTAGCCCACTCTCACTATTATAAATTTCATAACTGCTTATTACCCACTTATTCTCTAGCTTTTGATTATCCCACTTATCATTAAGTCCCACTCGCATATGCTTGTATTCAATAGCTATTCTGCCGTTATTATCAACCTTAACGCCTTTTTCTATAATCTCAGGGATTGATTTAACAACATTTAGGGCGTATTCTTTAGCTTCTCTTTGGTTTAAGCCTTTGCTTAAGGCTTGATATTCTCGGCGTTCTAATATATGCGCTAATCCATAGCCATCTTTGCCATCCTTGCCCCACACAAAATCAATCCCTCCTAAATCGTCCCTAAACGCTGCGCCTGCAACTTGTCCATTTTTCTCCTGTAATAACTTTTCTAACGCTTCTTTTGGCTTTAAAACAAATTCTGCATAATTCTTACCGAATTGTTTTAAGGGCGTTATAGCGTCTTGTAACGCTTCCTCTTGCTTAGTAATGCTTTCTTTAGCGCTTTTTACGCCTTGCGTGATCTCTTCAATCTTTCGCATCGTAGCGTTAGAAAACTTGGAATTTTTAGCGCTGAGTTCTAATCTCTTGCTAAACTCGCTTATCGTGTGGCTTCTTTCTAGCGCTCTTTGAATGTGGTATTTTAACGCTGCGCCTCCGCTTAGTTCGTCTAACTTCTTAAAAATGTAGGTTGTGGGTATATTTCTCACAATAGTTCCTACTAATCTTTGTGTGAGTTTCTGGTTAAAAGCGCCTTCTAGGCTTGTTGCAAGAGGGCTTTTTATATCTTTTGTAGTCGTGTAGTTGATTTTGCCCGCTATCGTGGCGTCGTTTCTAAAGAGCTTGTCAAAACCTTTGGCTATATTTATATACTGCTTAGCTTTTGGTGTGGTAAAAACTTCATTTTTAAACTCGCTTAATCGGTTTAAAAAAAGCGTGCTGTCAAATACTTTAAGGTTTTCGCCTTGCTTAATTGACTTCTCCATCAAAGCATTCAGCATGCTTAATTCTAGTTTTTCTTTATCTTGCTCACTCAATCCTTTCGTTAAAAGCGCATAGTTGCTTAAATCTTTCTCGCCTTGAGCTTGTATCACTTTCATAAGGTTTTCAATCGCTTTTTCTTTGGTGATCTCTCTGTCTCTTATCTTGGCGCTATCCACTAGCTCTAAGGTTTGTTTCATGTTTTTATAGTCGCTGATAGCGGTCTTATTCAAATCGCTTAACTTTTCATAAGCTTGCGTGTTTTGTTTTAAGATGTTTTCAATGCCTTTATCAATGTCTTCTCTCAAAAACTGCGCGCTTATTTTTTTGATATAGCCTAAAGTGCTCGGGTCTTTAACATTCCTTTCATAAGCGTTAATCATTTGCCTAGCGTTTCTTAACTGCTCAAAAGTTACACCGTCTGGGCTGTAAATATTTTTTTCAACTTGGTTTAAAAAGCTGTTGGCTGTTGGATCGAATTTCCCTTGCTCTCTTAACTCTTTCACAAAGGTTTCAAATGCCGTTTTGTCTTGAATGCTTTCTCTTAGATTCGTTTTATAGCTGTTATCATAAAGTTTTCCTATAATCCCATCAAGCGCTTTTTCATAGCTTTCTTTAGTGCCTTGTTCTAGATTATCAAAAATGCTTTTAACTTCGTAATCTTTCAACTCAAGCTGCTTTAAAGAATCTTTTAAATTTTCGGTCGTCTTGTTTAAAATCTTTTTTAGATTAGCATTAGCGATAGGGCTTGAGTTAGCCGCTTCGCTTAAAAAAGCTATCGCGTTGCCTGTCTCATCGCTTCTTATCGCTTGAATAAAAGCCTCTTGTTTTTTAGCTTGGCTTTGTAATAAAAAAGCGTCTCTCAAAGCGTCGTAACCTTTCACAATGTTGCTATCTTCGCCTACTTTTTTAACGAGCTCTTCTCGGTATTTGCTTCCGTCTGCTTTAGTGAGTTTCAATTCGCCGCCAAATCGCTCGGCTAATTCTTTGACTGCTTGGCGCTCGTTTTCGCTTATAGTTTCATTTAATATCCTTTCAGCTCCTTTAGCGTTGCCTGTTACTATGTGCTTGCCTAAGGCATATAAGCCGCTAGTAGAAACATTAGCACCTATATTAAAAATATTTCTTGGGTTGATCGCTTTTTGAATAAACTTCCCTGCTCCTAAAATTAGGGTGTCCTCTGCTAAACTCAAAACTCCTTCGCTTAACGCATGCCTTATGATTTCATCAACTTTTTGCTCTCTATCTAATAAAGCATTTCCTACAATCGCATCGGTTGCTCCACCTGCTGCGCTACCTAACGCTGATCCTGCAATAGCGCAGCCTACTAAACCTAAAGCGCCTAAATTCTTCCCTGCTTTAGCGCCTCTAAGCGCTCCTATTAAAGATCCGGCTAATGAAAACTTATTGTTGCTTAAAGAATTTAAAAAATTATCAAAAAAGCGGTCGTTTATCTTGTAAAATTTATCGCCCTTCCTTACAAATGGTTCATGCTTTTCATTATAAACTACATCATCAAAACCGTTAATTTTAGCAATGTTTTTAAACTCGCTTTGATACTTTTCTCTTAACTGCAAGTCTTCACTCGCAAAAAGGCTAAAAGCGTCCTTGTCTTTTCTCAAGTTGTTAAACAAATTCCATGATTTTTGCAAGTCTTTGGTTATGTCTTTGGCTTTTTCTTTTTCCTTGTATTCTTTAAGCTTCTCCACTTCGCTTTTACCTGTGATAGCATCAAGCGCATAATTAAAAAAACCGCTATCATTGTCTATTAATTCCTTATCGCTCTCGGTAAGTTCTTTACTCGTTTTCTTTAAAATTTCTTTTCTCTGTAAGTCTTTTTGATAGTCTTCTTTAGCGATCTCGTTCTTTGTTTTGAGCGGGTTAAAAATGCTAGTTTCGGCTTTGTTGTAGTATTCGTCTTTCAAAGCGCTTGGCAAATCTTTAAAATCGGTTTTACTCTTTAGAGCCATCTCTTTAATCTCATTTAATTGGCTCTCTCTTTGTTTGGCGTTGTCAGTTTGGATGCTTACAAACTCGCCTAACTTGTCTAATAAGCCTAATTCTTTTAATTCTTTGGCCTTTGAGTTTAATAACTCGTTGATTTCTTTCTTTTTAGCTTCAAAATCTTTTAAGGGCATGGTTTTTATTTGATTGTTGTTATCTCTTGTGTTTAAAAGCTCTTGTTGCATATGAAAAACCTTATAAATTTCACCTATTAAATCTAAAAAAGAAAGTGTTTTTAAAGGGGTATTTTTTTAAAAAATTCTAATGAATTAAGATCATTCAAAATATCTCTAAAGCCGTGTTTCAAGTTCTCGTTTAAATTAGAACGGTTGATCTCATTAAGGATGGATTGCTTTTTATCAATGAATTCCTTAACGATTCTGTATTCTTGCGCTAATTGCTCTTTTATTTTTTGCAATTCTTTTGATTTTTCTAGGATTTGTCCCGTTAGCGCTTTAATGTTTTCTTCATTGGCGTTTTGCTTTCTTATTTCGTTCTCTAATTCTCTTTCTTTTTCTCTGATGCTCTCTTGCAAGTCCTCTAAAACTTTTGTCGTTTTGATTTTAACGTCGATTATCTTAAGTTTACGACCGTTTGAATACCACTTGTTTTGTAAGAAAAACGCCCATGTTTGTCTTATTTTAACGCTATTTTCAAAACTGAACACCATTTGCTCCACGCTTAAAGCCTTCGCAAAATTTAAAGGTGCAAAATAATTAAAATCCGCTCCGCCGGCTAAGTTTCTTTGAAAAGAATTATTATTCACCTGATTTAGAGTGTTAATTGTGAATTGGTTGTTGATTCCATCCATGGGGTTAAACGCGTTTAAGGGGTTATAATTGTTTGACCCTGGATTATGATACTCAAAAATGAAACCTTTAGGTAATATCGCGTAAGGGTTTGTCAAAAACACATCTAAGGCTTTAAATTCTTTGCGCTTAAAAAGGCCTTGAAAAATATCTTGCTTATCGTATTCTTTCTCTTGAAAGTCAAAAAATAACCTTAATCCTTTAGTGAATCGTTGTTTTTTTTCTTTCTCTTGTTGGATTAGCTCTTTTAGTCTTTTAGCAACATTTAACGCATTCACACGCTGATTTTTAATGTGTTCTAACGAATTGATGTTCGCGTTATAATCGTTTAGTTTTGAATTGTAGTGGCTCGTTATTGAATTAGCTCTCTCTAGCGCGCCCTTGTAAGCGTCTAAAGATCCTGCAAGGTCTTTAATCCTACTACCTAGCGTATAAAAGGCGTTCTCCTGATCTTTAGGGATAATATTATTCCAATTGATATTAGGAGTCAAGCCTTGTCCTGCGCCTTGTCCTGTCGTTCCATCATTAAGAGGGCTTAAATGTTCAAATCGTGGGATATAGGGCGCACTTTGGCCTCCTGGATAAGGGGCGGTTATGTCAAAACGAAAAGCCATCAAAATCCTTTCTTGCATCCGCTAACGCGGTGTTTAAAACTGGTCTGTAATTCCTTAATCTTATGATTCAGCGCTTCTATAAGGATGTAATCTTTGTTTTCTATGGCGTGTTTTAGGCTGTTTTTCAAGCCTTTTACCTTAAGCTCGTTCAAACAGTGTGAGCAATTATGCTCCCTAATAATTTTGTATTTTTTCAAAAAGTCTAAACCGCTAAAATCGTTTAAAACGATTTTTTTAAAAATGTCTTTAAATTCCACATCTGCCGGGCTTAAATACCTTCTTGCAATGTATCTAAACTCTTCGCTTTCAAGCATTGTCGCGTAAATCTTCGCTTCCAAAAGAGATAAAACGGGCTTTTTGATTCTCTCTATTTTGGTGTCTTCGCTAGGTAAAAAGCTTTTTAAAATCTTTAAAAGATCGCCTCTAATAAAGGGATTTAAATCTTTGATCGCTCTTAAAATCCTTTTGTAATTAAAATCCTTTGTTTTGTTGTCTAACTCTCCTCGCAACAAATAAGCGCAATAGAATTTGAAGCCGTTGATTTTAACAAGGTTTGGGCGTTTATTTTTTTCTAAATAATCGCCCATGTCTTTAAAGTCCTTGTCTTTAATTTTTATCACACTTAAGTTGGTGGTGTGGTTTAATAAACATAGTTCGATCGCTCTAATACTGGCTTCTAATCCTGCTAAATCGTTGTCTAAACAAAAACATAGCTCTGCATTCATCTTGTCCAAAATCTTCACATGTTCTTTAGTGAATGCCGTTCCTATGCAACAAATCGCATTATTGTAATCAAAATGTTCAAAACCCATCACATCAAAAAAACCCTCGCATAAAATGACTTGCTTTTTTTGTGTTATCGCTTGGCGCGCTCTGTCTAAATTATAAAGGATGAAAGATTTTTTAAAAATCTTTGTATCTCTCCCGTTAATGTATTTAGCTCCATTCTTGGGATTTTTGATAGTGCAAGTTCTAGCGCTAAAACTCACAATCTTGCCCTTACTGTCTTTCAAGGGAAAAGTGATCCTGTAATTACAGAAGATTTTAAGCTCTCTGTCTTTGTTTGCATCACTAAAAAGCCCGCTCGCTATCAAATCACAAGGGTTAAAACGCTTTTTCAATTCTTCTTTTTCTTCATTAGTGCAAAAACCCAAATCGTAATCTTTGACCTTTTCTTGTGTGATGCCTCTCCTGTTCAAATACTCTAAAATAGCCGGTTCTTGTAAAATCCTTTCTTTGAATAGGTTGTTAGCGAACGCTAAAACTTCTTTTAGCCTTTCTTTTTCTTCTTTCTCTTCGTTGTTGTCGTATTCTATCGGGTAGTTATACATGGAGGCTATTTCTTGAATCGCTTCTGTGAAACTGATTTTTTTAAATTCTTGCAAGAATTTAAACGCATCACCACCAACACCACACCCAAAGCACTTATAAATATTTTTTTCAGGGCTTACCATAAAACTTGCGCTTCGTTCATCATGAAACGGGCAACACGCTTTAAATGTGGCTCCGCATTTATATAAGTCTAGGTATTTTTCTATGACTTCCACAACGCTAACGATATTTTTTAGACCTTCAAAATTAGTAATCATTGCAAATCCTTTAATCGCTGAAATCGTTAATGTCATAGCCGCTAAAATCGCTTTCTTTAAGCGCTTTATAATTTGTGCTGATTTCAAACAACCTGTAATCATTAATTCTAAAAAATTGAATGCCTTGCAATCCTGTTTGCTTGTTTTTCAAAATCAAAACCTTGCGGTGTTTGCCTCTCTCGTTGTAGTCCTTAATGTGTTTTAATTCTCCGCTCTTGATTTTTTCAATCCTAATTATCACATGCGCTTCATGAGCACCCTTACGGCTTCCTGTTGGGGCGTAGCTGTCGTTTTTAGAGTTTTGAATAATCAAAATAATAATGACTTGCAAGCGCTTGGCTAGATCGGCTAAAGTAGTGAATTTAATTGTTTCTACTTCTTCAATCGTCCTCCCTACGATCGGCGCTTGTATTTTCATCTGGCTGTCAATGATAAAAAGCTTATGCCTTTCTTTAGCTAAACCTCTAATCTGTGAAACCAGTTCATTAATCTCGCAACTTAGATCATCAATGAAATAATTTTCTTTATTGATTTTGAAACCTTTAGAATTTAAGGTTTCTATGTGTTTCCTCACGCTAAATTCAAAACCAAAATAAGTGACCTTGTGCTGTTGTTGCGCGTTGGTGATGTATTGGATACCTAAAAGCGTTTTACCGGCTTCGGGATCGCCGCTGAGTAAAATCAATTGCCCCACTTCAAAACCGCCATCGCTAATATTGTCTAAAAAGTCAATTCCTGTATGTATTTTTTCTATTTTAGGTTTTGATTTGAAAAACTCTTCCCACTCCCAGTAATACTTCCCGTTTCTGTTAGATCCCAATTTAATATACTTCCCTAAAAAATCAAAATCAAAAATCTCACTCTTTCGTGTGGCTTTTATCAATTCGTTCGCTAAATGCTCTTGCATCTTCAAGCTCAAATAAGTTTTGAAGTCGCTTTTTAGGTCTAAATAGTTCGGATAGCTATCCGCCTGTAAAATAGCACTAAAATCTTTACTTTCAAACGCTTCATCGCCTATTTTTAGCCTTATGGTTTCAAGCTGCACGACTTGGCTTTTGTTCTTCATCTCTAACAAAGCTTGAATTATTTTTTGATTAAAAAGCGTGAAGCTTGTTATATGTATTTCTTCTAAAAATTCTTCCAAATCGTTTGGATAGTTTATGAAACTATTCATTATCAAGTTCTGCATTTTTCCCTTTCTTTCTGTCTCTTTTTGTTTTTTGTTCTAAAATGCTTATTGCAATCTCAAAATCTTGCATTTTCAAGTTCAAAAATAGGTTTTCTTTTTGAAACTTCCTAATGCCCCCTAAAATAGCTAAACGGACTATTCTTGAGAATGTATAGTGCTTTTTTCTCTGCATCCTTTTTAGCTTTTTGTAGGTGCTTTCTCTTAGCTTTAGCTTCTTTCTCGTAGTTTTTAAGAGTTCGTCTATAGGATCGTTTGGATTTATTCCATGCGGTCTCATCTTTATTCCCTTTCTCTTTTTCTAAAAAATAAATAATCATTCTTTCAATAATCACACTCCTGCTTTTTAGTTCTTGCTCTTTGATAAGTTCTAAAATTTCTAACAACACGCTTTCAAAAAGCATGCATTCAGTTTCTACTTTGGGTTTAAAGTTCTTTTGCTTGTGTTTATAGCACCATGGTCTCATTGCTTGCTCTCTTTCTTTGCGCCTACCAAATGCAATAACCGTTATATTTGGGATTTGGTTTATATTCAAATAGCTCCTCTTCTTGCTTTTGCGGTGTCCAGCTTGGTTTAAACTCCATTAGCGCGTAAAGCTCGTTATAGCCCTTGCGGATACTCTGCTCCACGCATTTAACTATATCTTGGCCTTGTTCTTTCAGCGCTAACGCTTGTTTTAGCAAAGCTTTTTTCGTGGCGTAAGTTAGCCTTACTTTCTCGTTTCTGTAGTTTAAAAACCGCTCTAACGCTTGTTTGTCGCGCTTTTCTAATCCCGTCGTGTCAAGATTCCCTAAAATGGAAAAGACAAAATCACTAAAGCGTTTAAACATGCTTAAGTTTTTAATTTTAGAGCCGGTAAAACAAGAAAAATTATCATGCTTGTTTTTTTGATCCGCTTGATTTTGCAAATTCTCGCTTTCATCCGAATCCATTTTTTCATGTTTGTTGTTATTCTTCTTATTTATAAGGGTGGTAAAAATTGGTGTTTCGGTGCAAACTTCGGCTTTAAGGGGTTTCTCGGCTTGTTTTTTCACAATTTTCCGCATGGTAAATTTTGGTGTTTCGGCGCTACTAGATTCATCAACGATGATGAAGTTCTCTTGCGCTAATTGCTCTTTAGTTGGCTCTAAAATGTAAGCCCTTTTGCCTAAAAACTTCCCTAATTTGTTTTTATAGTAGATGATTTTCAAAAAGCCTTTTTGCACTAGCTCTTTTAAATATTTATTGAGCGTTTTGGCGTTCATGTCTAGTTGCTTGCATAAAAATTCTTTCCTTGGATTAAATGAGCTTGCGAGGCTGCTTAAAGTGATAAAAACAATCCTCGCGTCTCTGCTTAACGGGCTATCAATAAGAATATTATTGGCGGTTTTGGTGTAGTTGCTCTCCACATTCAAATTATTTTTTAGTATGTAGTTCATTTTAGACTCCTTCCACTTTGAAGATTAGATAAAACGCTAAGATAAGAATAAGCGCAATAAAAACAGCTCTAATTTCGCTTCTAAAATCCTTTTTTTTTGACTTTTGAGGCTGTTTTTTGTCAATATCATAGGTGATCATTGTTTTTATCCTTTTTGTTGGTTTTAGAGCCTTTTAAGGCTTTTAAATAGGTGCATAAATCTTTGCCTAGTTCGTTCAAAAAACAAACCTTGTAATAGTTGTTTTTGGTTTCTTTTTCTTTCTTTTTATTAACGACCCATTGATCGCACAAGCCTTTTTTTTCAAGCTTGTTGAAAATCTTGAGCGTGTAGTAGTAATCAATGTTGAGATCTTTTGAAATCTTGTCGGCGCTTTTTGGTAAATACACTTTTTTATAAAGCGCGTCTAAAACTTCTAAATCGATCGCTTTTAGTGGTTCTTGTTCCATGTCAAACCGCCTTTTTTTGGAGTAAGATAGAATAGCTTTTTATGTGCCTATTCCTCACGTTGCAAACGCTGGATTTTATGATGTGTGTTTTTTGGAGTTTTTCTAATTTTTGGATGAAATCAAAAAAACTTAAATCCGTATCGCTTTCCTTGATTTTTTTGTAGGTTAAATAGTGAAATACGCTCATGGTGTTCTCCTTGTTGTTTTCGTTCATAGTATCCCCTTTAAAAAAATAGCTCTTTCTTTGTCTTGTTTAGGGATGTAGTAGCTGTAAGTGCTGTAAGTGGTGTTTAGATCTTTATGCCCTAGCGTTTGGCTAATCCACATGGCTTCTTCGCCCTGGCTTAGCATTAAGCTCGCGAAAGTGTGGCGCGTGGCGTAAAGCTTCCTGTCTTTTAAATTCAAGGCTTTCAATAGTTTTTTAAACGCTCGCTGAAAATCTTGAGTCCTTTTAGGAACGCTAAGAAAGATCATTTTTTTATTAGCCGGTTCGCTTGCTTTTAGCTCTTTTAGGATTTTTTCCACTGGCTCTAATAGATCCACTTCTCTAATGCTTGGCTTGTTTTTAGGGCTTGTGATAACACCTGAAAGGTTTAAGGATTTGTCAATGTTGATTTTTTTGTTTTTAAAATCGACATCGCTCCATAAAAGCGCTAATTGTTCACCTGTCCTTAAGCCGGTAAAAAACGCTACCGCTAAAAACGCTTTTAACCGCAAGCTTGGAGCGTTTTCTATGAGTTTCTTAACCTCTTCTAAATTGAAAGGATCGATCGCTTTGGCTTCTTGCGCGTTTTTGAGTGTGATTTTAAAATAAGGGCTTTTGTCTGTATGGCCCTCTTGTTCGCAAAACTCTAAAAAGCTTTTTAATAGGGCGTTGAGGCTTATTAAAGTGTTCTTTTTATATTTTTTAAAAGCGTTATTGTGGTAATTGGTAACGCTCTCTTTGGTGATTTTAGACACTTTGGAGCTCTCTTTAATATTCATTAGCTTCAAAATCGTGTTAAATCTTAAGCGCATAAATCGTAAGCTTTCTGCCTTAAGCCCTATTTTTTGGTTAAAAAAGCTTTCTTTAACTTGCGCTATGGTTGTATTTTTAGTTTTTTTAGCCGTTCTTTGGCTTTCTTGCTTTGGCTCTTTATTAGGCTTTAACGCTCCTTTTTGCATTTTTAAAATTTTTTCTAAACTCAAGCTCTCTAAATACTCTAACGCTTCATCGTTTTCTAAATTCAGGCTTTTAATAAGCTTTTTTAGGCTCGCTCGGTGGCGCTTGCTGTTTTTAGTGTAGCTCAAATAGAAGGTGTTTCCTCTTAAGTAGATGGTATGATTATGCATTAACGCCCCCTTTTGCTTTCTTTAGCGCTTGCTTGTGAATTTGTCTCTCTAATCGTGATTCTTTGACGCTCGCTAAAGGCTCTTTTTGTTGGTTTTAAAGCACTTTCTTTAGCGCGCGCTGTCCCCTTAGGCTTTGGCGTGCTTTGGCTTGTGATCTCGCTTGTGTTGGCGTTATCGCTAGTTTGCGGGCTGTTTTTTTGCGCCTGTATTGCTTGCGTGATTTCCCTTAGCTTGTTAAAGCTTGTGGCTGTCTCATTTCTCTGTCTCATTTTTTTCCCTTTCAGTATCCTTAACGCCCCTTTATAGCGTGGAGCGTGTGGATTAAATGTTATTAAAGCTATTTTAAAAATCTGTAATTGTGAGACAAGTAAAAGAGTAGTGGGCTTGGGTTTTTATGGTTGGAAAAAAACCATGTTTTTTCAAAACGCTTGCCCTATTGTAGGGGCTTTTATAGTAACCGCTTTTTTTTGATTTAGTGGGATTTATTGGATTGGTTTTTATTGTGAAATGAATTGATAGAAATAGTCAAAGCCATAAAGCCAGAAATTTTTATCATTGAAAACGTGAAAAACCTCATCTCTTGCGCTAAAGGCTATTTTTTAGAAGAAATCAAAGAAAGGTTGAACGCTTTAGGGTATCAATTGAGCTATCAAATCCTAAACGCTAAAGATTATGGTGTGCCTCAAAACAGAGAGAGGGCTTTTATTGTGGGGGCTAGTCGTTTCAGTTTTGATTTCAATCTTTTAGAGCCTTCTCAAAGCGTGAATGTTCAAGATGCGATAAGCGATTTGGCCTATCTTTGTTCTAATGAGGGGGCGTTTGAGAGCGATTATTTAAACCCTATCCAATCAAGCTATCAAGCCTTGATGCGAAAAGATAGCCCTAAATTATACAACCATCAAGCCACCAACCACTCGCAAGCCGCTTTAGAGAAATTAAAGCTCATCAATAAAGAGCAAGGCAAAGAATGCTTGCCTAAAAACTTGCATGGCAAACAGCAATTCAAAAGCACATGGGGGCGCCTGAATTGGAATAAAATCAGCCCCACCATAGACACACGCTTTGACACCCCGAGTAATGGCACCAACTCCCACCCTGAATTGCACCGCTCTATCACACCCAGAGAAGCCGCCAGGATACAAAGTTTTAGCGATAATTATATCTTTTATGGCAATAAAACGAGCGTTTGCAAGCAAATCGGTAACGCTGTGCCTCCTCTTCTAGCCCTAGCTTTAGGCAAAGCGATCTTAAAAAGCTTAAGAAAATGATACAAATTTATCACGCTGACGCTTTTGAAATCATCAAAGACTTTTACCAGCAAAATTTAAAAGTGGATGCGATCATCACGGACCCTCCTTATAACATTTCGGTTAAAAACAATTTTTCCACTCTAAAGAGCACTAAAAGGCAAGGCATAGATTTTGGGGAATGGGATAAAAATTTCAAGCTTTTAGAATGGATCATGCGCTACGCCCCCTTAGTCAATCCCAACGGCTGCATGGTTATTTTTTGCTCTTACAGGTTTATAAGCTATATCGCTGATTTTTTAGAAGAAAACGGCTTTGTGGTCAAAGACTTTATCCAATGGGTTAAAAATAATCCCATGCCAAGAAACATCCACCGGCGCTATGTCCAAGACACGGAATTTGCCCTGTGGGCGGTTAAAAAGAAAGCTAAATGGGTGTTTAACAAACCCAAAAATGAAAAATATTTACGGCCCTTGATTTTAAAAAGCCCTGTGGTGAGCGGGCTTGAAAAGACCAAACACCCCACGCAAAAAAGCCTAGCCTTAATGGAAAAAATCATTTCCATCCACACAAACCCTAATGACATCGTGCTAGATCCTTTCATGGGGAGCGGCACCACCGGCTTAGCGTGCAAAAATTTAGAACGAAATTTTATCGGCATAGAATCAGAAAAAGAATATTTTCAAACCGCGCAAAAGCGTTTGAATTTGTTTTAA